GCTGTAAGGGTTACAGCACTTGAGGAAACTGCTACTTGCTCCCTAGCAATATTTTTTAGGATAGGCATAGTCTTCTTATCCTCCTCTATACCTACACTTGTAGGTTTACCTTATTGTTCCTTCACCCTTTCCACCATATCGGCGGGGTGGGGATGCGGTGGGTGGTAGGAAAGTAATTGGGTGTTGCTATTGTTATCCTCCGATACTCTATTATATAGCCAGCACCACTATTATTTTATTGTTCCTTCATTAAGGCTCTGTCCTGTTTTTTCTCGGGCAATACCGTAGGCTTTTCCGCTGCACCATTTTTGTTTGTTACCCTCAGTAACATCGTAGCCTTCTGGAATAGGCTCCTCCATACACCGTGCTATGGACTGGCTAATGGCTTCCCTAATTGAGGTCAATGGGCTATCAGGTGTCAAACTATCAACTGGTAAGGGCATTGTCATCCTCCTTGGTTTAGGGAGGGAAAAGCCATTAAACCTCTCCCTCCCTTAAACTCACCAACTCGGGTCTAGGTCAATCTTCACCAAACTGTATTCAGTAGTGGCACCAACATTCATTACTACACCAACCTCGGCCTGGTCGGAACCGGTGTTAGGTGTGCCCTCAGTTAGTGCCATCGTGTCCACTGAACCTGCAGTGGTAAGTCCTGCTACACACTTTTTACCAACCACCACCGTGCCGTTAGTCAGCAACGCTACTATACCCTTTGTCTTTATCCAGGCATAATAGCCGGCGGTGAAGCTGGAGTGGTTCACTACACCAACTGGAACTCCTGTAGGAGTAGTGGGACTTACAATCACTCCATCGTAGGGGTTTGCCCTCAATCCCACCTCTGAGCTGGTAGTGAGTGCTACCTCAATAGGGTCTACCAAGGTAATGACACAACTGGCGGCAGCAGCGGCAGCAGGATGGGACTTAATCTTGTAAACTGCCCCTTCACCAGTGCTGGTACCGCAGTCATTGACAAACAGGTGACCATCCTTCAGCTGGTTGGCTGTAAGGCCGCCAGTCGGAGTAGTGATAGTAACTGAGGTATCCCCCACCGCAGCCACAGCTTCCACAGCGACATCCTTAATCCAGGTGGCGTCACCTACAGCAGCCTGTTGGAGCAATTTACCGATAGTAACTGCTACCCCTCCGCACTTGGCATAACGATACACTCCATCATCCGTTATTAAGGCTGTGCCAATCGGAAGTAATTGGGTAACACTCTCAGCCCTAACATCAGGTTCAGGGAGTTTTACCAAATCAAGGGTATCAACCCTGGGCAACACCAACACACCTTGTTTGGTATTGATTAACTTGTGTATAAACGCAACCATTCTATTTCCTCCTCTTTTATTTTAAGATGGTGGGCCACCATCCTTGCTCACTCAGGTAAGCTATTAACCTACCTTCCCTCCTTAGAGTTTTAGGTAAGGTAGTTAAAGATTTCTACCCTACCGCATCCACAGGTTAGGCAATTATTGCCGCATTGTCCACATCAAAAATCCTAGCCAAGCACTTGGTTGAACCCAGAAGCACAGTGCCGTAGGAGTCTAGCCTTATACCTCCAGCATTGTAATCCTCTAGGCGGTCCCAAGTCCAAAGCTCATAAAGGTCACCTTCACCTTCAGTTCCACCATAGGCAAAGCAGATACCGGGATTCTTAGCCAAAACATCACCATACTTGACACCAAAGATAGAGAAGGTTCGGTCTGAGCTATAAGCCGCCCTCTTGTTGGAGGTGGCTCCGGTTCCAGTTCCATCCTGCTCAGCAACCATGTAATCGGTTCTGACCAATGGTATGCCCATAAAGAACAGGATTGGTCTACCAATCTCATTGATGCCCCTAGTCAGAAGGCTAAGGTCACCATGAACAATGGTTTGCAAGGCTTCGCCGGTGTCGGTGCGGAATCCATATTCCCCATAGGCTGCATCAAAACGGATACCTACTTCCGGAGGAACAAGGATTTCATCACAGCCAAACCTCATAGCATCAATCATCCGCCTAAGGAGTGAAAGCTGTAAACCTTGGGATTCATTATCAAGGTTGAGGTCGGAGTAAGCCACCACTGATGCGGAGTTTGGTGTGCCTCTCTCAGCGGCTAGGGCATGGTAACCATCCCATTGGGCTGGGCTGCCTCCATAAGTGGTATCTGCATAGATAAGCCTATCACCTATTCGCCTCTTCAGACCTTTTTCGCATTCCAACAGCACCTGAGCTTTATAGTCAGTATAGGTGCCATAGATGTTCTGGATATACCTATCCAGCTTCCTTTGGATATAGATATATCTTAGGGTGGATTCAACCTCAGTATATTCTACATCCTCACCCCAAACCAATTGGTCACCCACACCAGCCTCCACTACAGCCGCCTCAGTGGTTGTGTTTTCCCTTAACCACTCTATCTTTAGACCGGTGCCGGCAGCCTGGGCTACGGGCATCCTTTCCAAAGGGTTATTACGCTTGATGTCCTCCTCAAAAACTCCAGGAATCTTATGGCTCTGGGTTAACTTTTGAGCCTCAGCTAAGGTTTTCCAATGACCCCCACTACTCGCCATAATCTAATCCTCCTTTATTTAACTAATGCCTTGCCCTTCTTGGCTTCATGTTCCTCAATAATCCTTCTAGCTCTATCTATTGGAGCTTCAGGAACACCTCCACCCGCAGGGCCACCTGTGCCACCATCATATCTGGCTGGTTTTCCACCCTTATTATTACCAAATAGTTTGGCAGCTTCCTCAAGATTCCTGAGCTGGTCTAGTGTTTTGTCCTTTAACGAATCCTCTTTAGCGCCGTAGCCTAACAGGTTGGCTCTAATCCTATCAGCAAGTTCCTTTTCAGCCTTACCGATATTCTCCTTGTGGGAGCCTAATTCCTTCTCCAGCTCACCTACCCTAGTTTTATGGGTGTCATAATCGGAATACCGTGCTTCCAACTGCTCTTTTGTAGCCTGAGCTTGGAGTAGGTTGGTATGGGACTCATCCCTGAGCCGATTAGCCTCAGCCACTTGGGTAAGTAGTTTGGACTTTTCGTTTTCCCATTCCTTAACCTTACTTTCTGCTCCACCCTTCACTGCCAATAAATCTGATTCCTTAACAAATCTGACTGGCTTCCCATCTACAGGAATATCTATGGAACCATCATTATTGAAAGTTTGGGCCGGTTGGTCAGTCATATTCTCCTCCTTTCCTTTATTATATCACAGTTGACATAATCTTGTCAACTGTTATGTAAGGTATACAACCTAAAGTATTATAGTATTATTCAATTATTGTATATTTATAGCATCTTACCAGTTTGCCTAGCCAATTGCCTATACATCTCTTCTGCTTGTGGAGTTTGGAAGGTTGTTACCCTACCCCAATAGAAAAGGACGGCATCAAGGTAGGGATTAGCATACCTGAGAGCTTGCCTAGCTTCGCTAAGGTCGGAGCGGAAATTGGAAATCAGTTGCCTACCAGTGGACACTCTAACCGTGCCTTCAATAATAACTCTACGGTCTAAGCCTGTGCCAGTTTTCACTAGGTAATAATATTCCTTAATTAACCCTTGCTCCGTTGGGGTGTATTCTTTTAGGATTCTTTCCCAAAGAGCGTTGTAAGGTTTTATATACTTATTGTGTTCCCGCCTAAGTTGCTCTAAGGCTGTGGAGTTCCTAGACAGGTAATCTTCCCACTCCTGTTTATATTCGTCGGGTATAGCCTGCTCTATGGCTTCTCTCATAGACCAGAATTTATCCCAATCAGGCACCTTTTCACCAGTCTCCTCATCAACCTTTTCCTCAAGCTCTATACTAAAATAGAGGTTCAGTAATTCCCTCATTGGATGCAGGACTGGTTGAGGAATATTGTATTTCTTGTAATAGTCCGCACGGTTATCCAAATCCATCAAGGGATTTTCGGCTATTTTATTGTCAATGTATTCCCTCTGCTTGGAATATATTGCTGAAATGCCATCTGAGTAGGCTTGAGAACCTACCCTACCGGTAAGGAAATCACTCTGTAATGTTAACCTCTCCTGTAATGACCTCTCACTATATTTCTCTACATCATTCCAAGCCAACTCAATTTGGTTGAGGATAGCTTGTTGCTTGCCAGGTAATAAAGGACGGACATTACCAATCCACTTATAATAATCTAACTCCTGTAATGTAGCCTGCTGGGTAGGGGACATTCCGCCTACCATATCCCATAACCTATAGCCATGTTTTCTCAACCACTC